ATAGCAAGACTATACATGCACTTTACCACTTCATTAGGATCTATCTCTTCTATAGTGTCTTTACCGTGCATCTTTGCTATGGTGTTTCCGTGGTCACTATACACCTGACACATGGCAACATATAGCGCATACTCGTTGTAGTATGGCTCGCAACAGGTATCTATACCGAGCGCGTCCATTGCATCTTTCCATGCCTTCATATCCCAAGGCGCAGAAGGATTCATTTTTGCAATGATGCTGTCTGCCTCTGCCTTTGTTAGGTAGTTGTTCCATTTGATAGATTCAAGCTGACTAAGAAACTCTGATGCTATATCCGGCTTATTCACAACAAGCCAGTCGAACATCTTCCTTGTTGTGTCTCCAAAGGTGTGCATATACTTCACATTGTTACTTGTCGCCATCATGTTATATAATGACACGAACTTTTCTTTCATTTCTTTTGCTTCCATAATCATTCCTTTTATGTGGTTAATATATTCTTTAGTTCTGTAATATCGTCTGTGGTAATTGCTATGCTCTTGTTGCTACCAAATAGTAATGCAGAGATAAGACCGTCTGGCATATCAATAGAGATACACCCATCGCCTATCGTACCATGAAGGAAACCAATATCAAAGGGTCTTTCCTCTATCGTTTTCAGCATTTGCATGACATCATTAAAAACGGTTTCTGCATCAATAACACCATCTTCATCGGCAACAAACAGAGATAGACCATCAATTCTGCCTTCCCATTTCTCTTTGTTGCGTGAAACGATATTGTGCGCTGCTCGCTTCATATATACAGATGGTATAGCAAGCGACGGATTGCCTTTAACCATATCGTCAACTCTTGCGTCTATCCATGTTTCTATTGATGGTATAAGACGCTCTTTCAGTTCCTGTAAATTCATTTCTTACCTCCTTTTCCTTGTTTCATGGCAAGATATTGTTGCCAAGTCTTATCACTATGGTTTGTCATATAATCGTTTAGCATAGCAGACTTTTGATCCTCTGCCTGTACTATCTCTTTTTTAAGTTTTTGCATCAAAGATAGATGTTTCTTCAATGCCTCCTGTCCTTGCTGTGTGCTCTCTATGCGAGGGCGTATGATGCGCAGTTCCTCATCTTGCACAAGTTTAGACACATACTGCAAGCTCTCAACATATTCTTGATTATTCATCAAGTACTGTCGTTGTGCGCCTGTAAGATTATCTTCAATCTTATCAATCTCATCCCAGAGTGGAGTTTTGGATTGTTGCGCCTGCATATTGATAGATGCTCGCTTCTGCTGTATTGCCTCATACATCTTCTGTAGCTCGGCATCCATCATTTGCGGCTGTTGCTGACTTGTGCCCATATCAAGCAAAGGGCTGTTTCCAAAATTCATCATAACAATCAATGTCTTTAAAGTTGGTGATATATTATAGAGAGGTGAGAGGGCATCCACCAACGAGGGCAAACACCCCTCACCAACTCATTTGATTCTAAGACTTCTTAGCCTTTCGTGCCTTACGCACCTGTTTGCGTTCCACTACTGACGGTACTAGCACATCCACAAATATTTGCAGATGGAAGAACTGTAACAGTAGGAGTGCTCTGGAGTCCGAGGACACCATCAATCTTGCGGCAGCACTTCTCGTTCACGTAAGCCATCATCAGTTTCTCCTTGTAAGGAGTGAGGGCTTCCATCACGGCAACCTTCTTCTCTAGGTCACTATACTTTGCTTGCAACGCATCGTACTGGTCTCTCTGATTCTTGTATAGGCCGAAGTCCGCATCAATCTGAGACTTGTAAAGACCGAACTCAGCCTGCATTGCACGGCGGTTCTCAGCGTTGATAGCATCTACCTGCGACTTGTAAAGACCGAACTTCTCTGCGATATCAGTTTCACGCATTGCGTAGAACTTATTGGCGGTGTCAAGCTTCAAACCGAACATGTCGGTCAGCAACTTCACTTCGTCAGCACATTCTTTCTCCATGACTTGCAAGGCGGTCGGTGAATTAGACGAGCTACCACCCATGCCGTATGCGTTTATGTTCACGTTTTCTGGCATATTACCGTAGCCGAGAGAACCAAACGGACTTCTACCGCCATTGCCAAATAACCATGCTCCTGCACCAAGTGCTGTACCGATAATTCCCAATGTCAATCCGGCATTACCTGTTGCCTTACTTGCGTAGTCATGCTTTCCGTTCTCTTCATAGACTTTCTTTTCTACGACTTTTTCTTGTACATCCATATAAAACAATCTTAAATAAATGAATAATGTGTGTTAATGAACTCTGTAACCGATTACGTCACAAAATTAGTAATTTGTGACAAGCAAATAAATAACATTATCACACTTTTTGTTATTGTCTGAAAATCAATGATTTATGTTGATATTAGGTTATGTCACTTTTCCATGTCCTCTTTTTTATGTCCTCTTTTTTATTGAAATTGATGACAAACAAAAAAGAGAGGCAATCACTTACCTCTCTTTGTCTTGATGTAGTGGAGTATGTCCCACTTCTTCCAGTACCTTGTATGCCCTCGCTTTTTGCACTCGCCATTCGGAATTTCGCCCCTTGCTACCATTCGATTTAATGTAGCATCAGAAACGTGTAGTTTCTCCTTGACTTCCTCGGTACTCATCATCGGATTCAGTACATTTGGCAGAATATCCTGACAGAGTGTTTCTATATCATCGTCACTCATTCCGCAAGCCGTTACAGGCTCTCCATTACGTTCCTGTTCGTCAGCCTTTAAGCAAGCGTCTGAGAGCGACTTCAACATCATACCCAATGTCCTATAATTCAGTATCTTCATATCGTATAAGTTTTATGGTTTACGAAAAAATATGCTTTCCACATTTAGAGCCGAGAAAAAGCTCAACAAATCCATAGACATAGAATAATGCTGTCATCAGCATAAGCGAGTACTCTGCCATTACCATGTCGTTAGTGGTAAATATGCTTCCATAGCAGATGTGTATGGCGTTGACTCCAAAATAATAGAAAAATGGAATACGATACCTCCAACACAGCCAAAAGAATCTGCTTGCAAGTATAATAACCATAGGTAGAATGTACACCATGAAGTAGATATAGAGATAGCATGGAGTATTTTCCACGTATGGGATAAACATCTCTCTAGGATGCCGAGAGAAATTCCACATTCCATATGCGTGAAAGCACATAATAATTATTGGAACATACATGCAGAACCATCGGAAGAACTTCAATATCCTTCTGTTGTACCTGTTGCCGCTCCGCATGAGTATTGCTAACACTTCCGTCACATCTTTTCCTTGCAACCAACGCGCAAGTTCGTCTTCCTCTTTCTTGGTCATAAATTTTGTTTTTGGTTGATTTTGCAAAGATACGCACATTATCAATACGTTATCACTTTCTTTTGTAAAGTTTAACAAAAAATGGCAGACTATTCTCACGAACCATCTGCCTAAAACATCAAAACGAAATAAACTAAACTAACTATAACTAAAAACATTCATTTGCTATACCTGTGATTAAATAACCACAGTAACAATCCCACGACTGAAAATATAGCAACTATCAAAATGTAGCCAAAATATTGTATCTTAATGCGCTCCCACCGGGTAAAGCTGCGCTCTACAGGATAGGATATGCTGTCTGTCTTGATAACGGTGTCGGTCTTATACTTGTACCTGTCACGGAATACGTACTTATTAAGATAGATGGTCTTAAACATCGTGTCGCCTTGCATATACATGATGATACTATCCCTTACATGGATGCTGTCATGCAGATAAACGGAGTCTGTATTGCTGACATACTCAGTATGCACCTCTGGTACTGAAACGTACTTTGTCTTACACGATGCAAGCATAATCATGCAGAAAAGCAACATAGCAGTCCATATCAATACATATATAAAGTCCTTGTCTTTCATACGCTATGCTCCTTACCTTTATACGTTAATGTTCCGTAACCTATTGCGTTCACCCTGTTCATCCATCCGTTATAGAACTTTTTCTGTGTAGGGTTGGCAATAACAATACCATTAAGATAGTTTATTCTTCGCTGTCTGAGCGTGGCAAAGAGTTGCCTCTGACCTCTCGGATAGTTGTTGATAGCATTTATGGTCTTATTACCAATAATACCATCAGCAGTAACACCGACAATCTTCTGAATGAACTTTGATACTCTCGCCACTCCGCTATTATAGGCGAAATCAACGAGCAAATTGGCTACGCTCTGGTCTTTGATTTGGTCTGCCTTGCAAGCATCCCAATAGTTCTTTTTAAAGACACGATGAAAATCATCTTCCGTAAGGAGCTTTATATCCTCTTTGTTGATAACTCCGTCACCATTCTTGTCATAGCCAACTTTTCGCCATGTCGCAAGAGTGATACCATGCTTAGTTGGTCCACCCTTATCGTCTTTGTCGTTACTATATCCTCCTTCTTTACTAAGTATGAATACTGATAAAACCTTTGAATCTGCCATAACTATTCGTCCTCTTTTATGTCCTCTTTTTTGTCCTCTAAACCATTAAAACCGCTCTCTATTGCATCACCTATTGCCTCGCTCTTACGCTTAATAAGCGCAACGACAAAAGCCTTCACAAACCCTTTTATGGTTCGCTCTTCTATTGTTATGCCGTGAAGATAGATGAAATGACCTACGATACTCTTACCCTCGCACATGATAGCAATAATAGATGCAAAGATACCGCCAAATGTATAGTCAATGCCAAATCGTGGGAGTATTGCCATTCCTGCTGCCATTCCCACAGACACCCATACCAGATAGTCTATTGCTTTGTTTACGCTACGTCTGACTGCTCTTGATGTGCGCCATTTGTACTTGTCAGCAAGAGTGAGATTACCTATCTCTAAAGCCTTTTTGTGTCTCAGTGAGCTTTCTCTCCATCCGTATCGAAAGTCTGCAATGATACATACTATCAATGCTATTAGCATCCATCTGGCATCGAATATCACAGTCACCAACTCAGTACCGAGTATGGATGTGCCTATCAGTCTTGTGCTTGTGTTACCTACGTGTTCTACCATACCAATCATAGTTTAATGGTTACTACCCCTCTACGGCATCATACACCTGCCCCCATGCGCCTACGGTAAACTGCGGTTCAAGCACCTTTTTGAGCAGCACCACCTCTTCTGAGGTCAGTTCTACGGCAGAGGCATCGTCCGTGATGCGACGTGCTATGCGGTAGAGCGTCAGTTTATCGCTACCCGATAGCGGAACGGCTTCGCTGCCGGAACAGCCAAACAGCATCTCGGCAATAGTTTCGCCTATCAGTCTTTCTCTCTCGTTGCCCTGCTCGTCCTTGACGATGACAGGATTTCCCTTCAAACTCACAAAGGGGATGTTTAAGTTTCTTTTCATAGTGTGTTGTTTTTTGTTTTAATTATTTGTTAATCTGTGTAAGTTGTGCGTAATACTCTGTGCCATCATAAATCAGCAGAAACTCTGCCGAGTCGCCTGGCGACATATCGTGCTCGCTAAACTTGGTTCCGTTGCAGTCATACATGTACGGATATTTTTCGTTATTAAACTCTGACGATATTCCCCTTGCGTTGACATGAAAACCATACCTTGAAGAACGATGCACCACGATAAACACTTTCGTGCAGAATGGACTTGTAGAGTTTTGGTCTGCTCTTCCAATGGCCAGGTTGACAATTAAACGTGACGGAAGAACCAAGCGCCTCTCTGATGTATTGGAGTTATTGGCAACAATCCACACGTTATTCTTGCGCATATCCAGTTCGGTATAGGTTGCAGTTAGTGACAGCTTGTTGTACTTCGCACCACCTATCCAACCCTCGTCAGCACTGATATTTCCACGTTTGGCATGGAGTGCATAATGTCTGGTTTGAACCACAGAATTATCTCCC